CCGAAGAGCGCGCCAAGGAAGAGGCCCGGCTGTTCCACCGCTGCTACTTCGGCACGTGGAACGGCCCGGAGCGCAAGATCAACCATTCCCACGCGGAAGTGGTCGACTTCTGTAGCACGCTGGAAGGGTGCTCCTGCTTCATGAAATTCGAAGAGTAGGGCGTGTAAACGTCCCGCACCGTAACGGTCACCGTTGCGAGGACCGTGACTCACCGTCAGAAACCGTGACTCGCGGTTGATCCACCGTCGAAACCGTGACCCGGTTGTTTTGTCGTGGTGGATGGCCTATGCTCTGGCATGACCGAGCACCACAGCAAGGGCCAGCTCCGACAGGGCGGCAAGTTCACCAAGCTCGACGACGAGGGCCGACTCCCCATCGACGTCAAGGTGACCGATCCTGATCCCGAGGCCGAACTAGGCGTCGGCGGCACCGCGGTCTACGGCGGCTACATTGAGCGGCGCGAGACCGATTCGTCCCTGCTCGGCCGGAACAGGTACAAGACGTATTCCGAGGCCATCGCGAACGTGGCGATCATCGGCGCGGCCGTGCGGGTGTTCCTGAACATGGTCACGAACGCGGCGTGGACCGTCATCCCGGCGAAGGACAGCGGCGAGGAAGGCGAGGAGATGGCCGTGAAGGTGGATGCCGTCCTAAACGGCATGGACCAGCCACTGCATCGGATCGTGCGCCGGCTGGCCGGGCACCGCTTCTACGGGTTCGCGCTCGGGGAGTGGGTCGCACGGCGCGAGGAAGATGGCTCGATCGGGTTCAAGGACGTGGTCTCCCTGGCCCAGATGACGATTGATCGGTGGATGTTGGAGAACAACGGCGCCGTGCTCGGCGCCGTGCAGACCAGCCCGCAGACCGGCAAGGACACGGCGATCCCGCGCGCGAAGCTGGTGTACGTGGTCGACGACGCGATCAACGACAGCCCGGAGGGGTTCGGCCTGCTGCGGCACGTGGTCGACTCGGTCCGGCGCCTGATGCGCCTGCAAGAGCTGGAGCTGTGGGGCTACGCCGGCGACCTGCGCGGCATCCCGGTGGCGCGGGCCCCGCTCGCCGAGCTGGACAAGGCCGTGAAGAACAAGGTGATCTCGAAGGCGCAGGCCGACGCGCTGGTGACCGGGCTGGACTCGTTCGTGAAGAACCACGTGAAGAACCCCGACCTGGGGATCATGCTGGACAGCACGCCGTACAAGGGCACGGGCGACCAACGCACGCCGGTGGCGATTCCGCAGTGGGACCTGTCCCTGCTGGACGGCGGCACCTACAGCCTGGAAGCCGTGATGGCCGCGATCGTCCGCATCCAACGCGAGATCGCCCGGGTGTTCGGCGTCGAGCACCTGATGCTGGGCGAGAACTCCGCCGGTAGCCGCAGCCTGTCAAACGACAAGACGCAGTCCTTCGGGCTCATGGTCGACAGCGCGCTGACCGAAATCCGTGAAGCACTGGAGCGGGACCTGTTCGGGCCGCTGTTCGAGCTAAACGGGTGGGACGAGAAGCTGAAGCCGACGCTGAAGACCGAGGCCCAGGCGTTCCGCAACGCCGACGAGCTGTCGGCAGTGATCCGCGACTTGGCCACCGCCGGCGTGCAGGTGGACCGGCAGGACGAAGCGGTGCAGGAGATCCTGGACCTGCTCGGCCTGAGCCGCTTGCAGCCGCTCTCCGCGATCGACACCGACCTGCTGCTGTCGAGCGAAGACGCGCAGGCGCAGGCGATGGCGACCATGGAGGCAACGGCCACCGCTGCAAAGCCAGACGGGGGCGAAGGGTTCAATGGGTAAGCGCTGGGACCGATCTATCTTCGAGCAGAACGTGCCCGGGCTGGCCATCGCCGACAGCTTGGTGCGGGGCGTCAGCCGCGTGAACAAGTTTGGGGCGAACCGTAGCATCGGTACTGGTGACGTACCAGAAGCCGTTTGGGAAGTAGGTGGACTATATCCCTACCAGTCTACAGCACAGTCGTTGGAAGTGCTCGGCGGGGCAGACGACGTGCTGACTACCGGTACGGGAGCGTGGACGGTTGAGGTGCAGGGATTGGATGCGAATTGGGAAGAGCAGTTGGCTACGAGGTCGCTGAACGGCGCGAACCCAATCGCACTTCCGGGCACGTGGCTACGTGTGTTTCGTGCCACGATTGTGACCGCCGGATCGACGCACTCTAACGTGGACAATATCATAGTTCGAATCGCTAGCGCTGGTGCTACCCTGGCTCAAATTACGGCCACCCTAGGCCAGACCACCATGGCCCTGTACACGGTGCCAGCCGGCAAGACCGCATACCTGTCTAAGTTTGACGTGTCAGTACTGTTTGGCACCGGCGGCGGTGCGCAGGGAGACGTGGCGTTGTTTGCCCGCGACAACGCAGTCGCTGACGCGGCCTTCCAGATCAAAATCGAGCTAGGTGGGAAGAGTGGAGAAGCTGGACGCACGTTCACGACGCCGCTGCGCTTCACTGAGAAAACAGACATAGAGGCACGGGTGTTGGACGTATCCAACAACGGTGCATCAGTCACGGCAGAATTCGACTTGGTACTTCTGGAAAATTAGCATGGCAGTCATCGCAACCATTACCATCGACAGCACCGATTATAGCGTCTACGCCCTGACCGCGGATCCCCTCGCCGACGCCGACGACTACCTCGCGGCGAAGATCGGCAGCACGTGGTCGACGGCGAGCGACCTGCAAAAGCAGCAGGCCCTGATCAGCGCCGCGCGGTTCATGGACCGCGCCGTGATTTGGAGCGGCGACAAGACCGTGGCCGCCCAACCGCGCGAGCATCCTCGGGATGGCGCGATCAATGGGTGCACTGGAGAGGCGGTCCCCGATGGGACCACGCCAGATGAAATCGCGCGCGGCGAGTTCGAGCTGGCCGATGCATTGTTCCTCGACGCCTCGATCCAGTTGAGCACCGGCACCGGCAGCAACGTGAAGAAGGTGAAGGCCGGCTCGGCCGAAGTAGTGTTCTTCACCGGCACGTCCGGCACGTCCGAGGAGACCCGCCTACCAACGCAAGTCAACGACTTGGTCAGCTGCTTCATCGAGGGCTCGGAAGTCGCCGGCTTCAGCTGGGGCACGGACGACGATGACGCCGACCCGGGCTACTGCCAAGATGACTCCGACCTGACCCAAGGATACCCGTAATGGAACTGGAAATGGAATTCAGATTGCACGTCGTGATCTACACGCTCGAAGGTGAGGACCGCTTCAAGGTGATGGCTGGCACGCCGGAGAGTGAAGAGCAGGTCGACGTGACCGCGCACTACGACGTGACTGCGATCCAAACCGAAGACGGCCGAGCCGGCTTCGCCGTGATCCCGAAACCCGCGGAGGGCGGCTAGCATGGGCATCAGGCTCGCCGGCATCGACGTGTCGGGCATCATCAAGAAAGAGATCGGCGACAAGGTGCTGACCAGCCCGGAGCACGACGCAGTGCTGAAGCACTTCACCGTCGGCACGCGCACGGGCAACCTGACTGGTGGCACGAACCCGACGGACACGGACCACACGTGCAAGGGGTTCATCGACTCGAAGAACCTGAAGAGTTTCAAGGGCACGCTGGTCGAAGCCGGCCACGTGTTCATCGTGTTGATCGGCGACAGCATCAGCCCAGCTGAAGTCCCCGTGGCAGAAGACCAGATCACGATCGAATCAAAGACGTACCGGATCAAGGTACTCGACCGCGACCCAGCCGCCGCAACGTACACCTGCATGTGCAAGGCAACCTAATGGCAGAATTCAAAGTCACGATACAGTTTCGATGGTGGGTTCGGTACATGACCCGGCTAGCAATAATGCTAGCGGGCCTGCGCGTGATCTCACCCGGCCGAGCCCACAAACTCGCTTGGTGTGCCGCGCGACGTGGCCTACGGGTCAATGGACGGCGCATCTAGTGGGAGCATACCGCGATAAGCTGGACAAGGGCATCTGCAAGCGCAGCCGCAGCAAGTTCACGAAGTGGGCGAAGCGCCAGATGTCGAAGATCCGCCGGCGGTGGCCCAGAGATGACGTTCCGCCGTCGACCAGCAAGCTGACGAAGGGGTACTACTCCTGATGGCCGTCAACGACCCACAGAGCCGCATCGAGGCGCTGCTGATCATGGCCGAGGCCAGCTTCAAGGCGGAGTTCCTGGCCGCGCTCAAGGTGATCGAGCGGAGCATAGACCTGGGCGCACTCGCCGAGCTGCTGGAGCAGGGCCGCTTCACGGAGGCGTTCGCCATCGTTGGGCAGGCCGCAGGCCGCTTGGGCAGCGTGTGGGCTGCGCAGTTCGTGGCCGCCGGCATTGACACGGGCAACTTCCTGACGACCGAGGTGGCCGAGGTGGTCATCGGATTCGACCAGACGAACACCCGGGCCGTGCAGGCCATGCGTGACAACCAGCTGCGGCTCGTGACCAACTTCACCGAGCAGCAGCGCCGCGCGACCCAGCAGGCACTCATCGCCGGGATCCAGGAAGGCAAGAACCCTCGGGAAATTGCAAGGATCTTCAGAAATTCCATCGGCCTGACCCAGCAGCAGGAGAGGTGGGTGCGGAACTACGAAAGGGCACTGAAGAACCTGGACAGGGCCTCCCTGGCCCGAGAACTGCGTGATCGAAGGTTCGATCCGACCGTCCGGCAAGCCATCGACCGCGGCGAGCCCCTGACCAAGGCCCAGATCGACAAGATGGTGGAGAGCTACCACCGCCGGGCCCTGAAGCTGCGCGCGGAGACCATCGCGCGCACCGAGGGGCTGCGGGTAGTCCACGAGGGCACGGACGAGATGTACCAGCAGGCCATCGAATCCGGGCAGCTCCAGCGCGATCAACTGACTAGGACCTGGAATACGGCCGGCGACGAGCGGGTGCGGGACTTCGGCAATGGGGCTCCCACCAGCCACGTCACCATGAACCGCCAGAGTCGATTCGTCGGCGAGCCGTTCGTGAGCGGAGCCGGCAACCTGACGCTGCACCCCGGCGCCTTCGGCGTCGGATTCGAAGACATCAACTGTAGGTGCTTGGTCACGACCCGCATCCTGAAACTGAGCGAAATCACCGGCGTCGCCGCGGCGTTCGCCTTCTAACTGGAAAATCAGCCCTAAAAGGGCGAAACTATATCATGACCGGTAAGCGCACGCGTAGAACTCTCCACCAGAATGCCGAACTTCGGTCGCCCGTCATCGACGCCGCGGCTCTGTCGGCCCCTGTCATCACTGGGGGCACGCAGGCGTCGCCCACCATCACCACGCCGGTGCTGGTGGGCGCCCTGTCGGGCGGAACGCTCAACACGGACTTGGCAGGGGCAGCGGCAGCCATCGCAGGCGCTTTGCTTGATTCGCCGGTCGCGCCGACCGCGGATCCGGCCGGAGCGTCGGTCGCCATGCAGAGCCCGGTTCCACAGCGCGCGACGTTCACACTGGTCAACGCCACCATTAGCGTGCCGAATGCCGATGACTACGGCAGCGTTTTGGTGTCGGACGACATGCCGACAGCCTATGTTCTGCTCGGATCCGCCGCCGCGCTGACGTTTACGCATACCGATCTCACCGGAGATGCGTCCACGGTCGACATGGCCGTGGGCACGACTGCTGCGGTAAATACCGCGTTGAGTGGAGCCGCGGATGACACCGTTGCAAACATCGACGCGACCGGAACCACGACCGGCACATGGACCGCTGCCGCAGTGGCGCAGGGTGTCGCCGCGGGTGTCACGAATGA